AGTACCACCGTGGACGCGGACTGCCCTATGGTTTCCTTCATGCCGAGGATTTCGCACTCAGCTTCAACCGCGCCCTTGAGAGCGCCGGACATTGAGAGGGTGTTGACCACACAGCCATCGTAGAGGTAGTTGTCCTGGAATCCGTCGCGCTGTATCGACCACGTGGGAAGCTCTGAGCCTGCGGTGAGGTCGAGCGTGAAGGGGTGGACATAGGCTCCCGAGGTTCCGGTGAGGAACAGGTATACCCATTTCCCCTTGCCCTGCGCGGCGGTCACGGTCATTACCGAGGTAATCGTTGCGGCTCCGTCTCCGGTAAGCAGGACGGCCTCGTATTTTGCGGTGTAGCCGTTTATCACGGCGACGAGTTCCGTCATCGTGTCCACGCTTGCCGAGGTGAGGGTGAGGACTCCAGCAGTCCCGAAGTCGGTATCTGCTGTTTCCGCGCCAAGGACGCCCTTGGAGCAGGTGATCGTCTTGGCAGAAACGTCAGTGACTACTTTGCACGATGCCGAGGCTCCGATGTACCGCATGGCGATTGCACCGATTACCTGCACCGGAGTCGCTTCCGTGCCGAAAACTCCCTTGAGGATGGAGCCGAAGCCGGGGCCAGCGCGGGGCGACAGGGGGATCGAGCCTTTCACATCGGCGGACGCGGCGAACTCGCCAGCGGACATACCCTGACCCGCGATTACCGGGTCTTCGATCTTGTTGATCTCCCTGTCGAGGGAACCGATGTCACGGATGGAGAGGGCAATAGTGCGGTTGACAGCCGTTCCCGGAGTCGCTCCGCTTTCCTTGCCCAGTGTGTATTTAACACCTAATTTCATGGGCATAATGCCCTCCTTCTGTCCGTCTCACGACGGTCAATTTCTGAAAATCAGTACTGCGTCCAGATAATCAAGTCCTGATACATTTCCTGAGCGAACTTCTTCGCCTCTTGCGTAGCTTTCATCGGCATCCAGTTAGCCCTCCCGAGTCGTACCCGGTAGAACGTCCCGCCGAAAGTGGGATCAGCCTTCACGATCCTTTTCAGGATTTCCCGGTATCGAAGCAGGGTGATCGAAGTTGTCTGCACCGATGCGCCCGAGGCGGTTACGCGAATGGTGATATAGTTGTTTTCAGTCCCCTCGTCGAGCATTTGACCATCGGCGTATTCAACGTCCGTCTCCGAAGGGAGTATTTCAATGGACGGAAGCGCGGGAGAAAGCAGGTCATACGTTGCAATGCTTTGATAGCTGGGAATCGTGGTAGCAACGGGGTACTCTGAATCGCTCGGCATGAGGATGGGCGAGGGCAACAGGCCAACTTCCGTCTCAAGCGCGGCGCGGGTTGCCTCAAATTGTGAGATAATGTAGTGCTTCGCGTCATTCAGTACTTGCTCTATCATCATTTCATGCCCCTATTGCCTTGTTCAGCTTCGCGTATGCCCAGGACTGGATCGACTTAGCCCATCGGTTCTTATCCTGTTCTGTTAGGTCAATCACTTTTCGCACGGGCATTCTGCGCGTCCCGAATTGATGGAACGATGCTATCTTGCCAATGTTCCCTGATTCCTTGACGCCGAATCTAGCGTATTTCTCGCGCCCCCGGATTGTCTTTTCAGCTCCTCTTGATCCTGGCTCTGTCAAGGCCGCCCGCATCTGTCCCGAGAGTACGAGGATCGGTTTCCCGGGATGGTGCCGAGCTTTCCACCTTGCGTAGTTCGGTGAAAGCGCCTGCCAGCCTTGCCCGCCCCGCGATCCCTGCGTGTCGAACTGGTGCATTTCCAGCGATGTAAAATCCATGTACAGTTCTTCATAGACCTCGGAAAAGTCCTGTATCTCCTCGACGTAGCGATTGAATCCGCGAACGAAATTCTCTGTCCCGATTGTCTGGATGCTTATCTCTACCATTGCCGTTCGTCCCGTATGAACACTCTTTCAGACAAGGTTGACGCGGAGCCTTTTGGCCCCGATCCGCTTGATGTTGCGATAATCGCCGGATTGGCCATGATTCCCTTGAGCGCGTTGTCATATAGCTTCTGCCGCATATCGGTTTCTTCAACTTCCATCTGCAAGGATCGGCATATCATCGCCGCCGTGCCGTTGACGGAAATCTGCTTGATGATCGGCAACTTAGCGGAATCGGTTACAGGTACAGTAAGCCCGACGCTTGAGAGTTTCGCGTCAATGTCCGCATCTACCAGCACGATATACGCCGTCACGTCCGAAATCGTGGGGACTGATGTGGTGGTAAACTCCACCCTTCGCATCTGGCTCTGGACGTCTGTATATGTGCTATATGGCATTTATTCCGCCTCGCTGTGCTTCTTTCTCTTGTGGACTGCCGATTCCTTTACTACCGCGATATCCTCGGATACCCTTTTTTGCGTATACGGATCGGTGATTATTTCCACCTGCCCGCGCTTCACGAGGATGTCCGCGATCTTCTTGGTATACTCGGCGACGAATCCGACCTTGTTTTCCTTTCCGCCGATGTACCGTACAAATACCTTTTCCATTTCCCCTCCAGGATGGGGAGGAGCTTTCGCCCCTCCCGTGTGTTTCCTAGCTGTTGACCATCTTGACGGCCATCTGATAGAAGCCGTAGCCCGCGTTTCCCCTGCACTCGGCAGAGTAGATGAGCTTGCGGTTCCTCTTGGCCTGGGTGTCGTCGAGGACGAGTTCGGCGTCCTTGCGATTCTGGAAGATGAAGGGTTTCAGCGCGTAGGCCGAGCAGAACCCGTACCAGTCCGTCTGGTCGTTGAGGCCGGGAAGCGTGATGACGTTCTTGATCCACGTCTGGATCGGGTTCTTGATGTTGTCCCCGGCGACGCCCATCTGCGACGTACAGGCTTCGAGCATGAGCGCCTCAAGCCCGGATGGGCAGACGATGGTATCGAGTTCGAGGCCGAGGGGCTCGCCCTTGTCGTCCGTGAACTCCTGCATCGCGGCGCGGGCAGCCTGGATGTCGGTCTTGATGTGGGCGAGTGTGTCCCCGCCATTTCCGCCGAGGAGGTTGTCGTTCGGGGCCGTGCGATTGGCGAAGAACGCGGAACCGTCATAGGCGAGGCCCGTGGTTCCGGCGACGAGGAAGGAGGACACTAGCTTACCCTTCCAGGACTTCATCTTCTGCGCCATCATCTGCAAGCGCGGGAGGATGCGGCCCATCTGGTCGTCGTCCAGCTCGTTGCGGTCGATGTCGATGGTCATCTCCCAGTCCTTGTTCGGGATGGTGTAGTTGTAATCTTCCATCGTCCCGGCCTGCTTGTCGCCGATCCACTCGCGCACAGAGGGGAACGCGCCGAGCCAGCCATACTTCTCAGACGCGGAGGTGGACGGCACCTGCGTGGTCAGTACGTCGAGAACTTTCGAATAGACGTTGCCCTGAAACTGCTCATAGGCGTCCTCGAAATTGGTCTTGAGAAGTTTCTCAAGGAATACAGTATCTATGATCATTTTATGCTCCTTTCTGGTCGCCTCCCGGCGATCATTTCCGTTTGCCTCTCGGCAATATAAAGCGCAGGTCTGTATGTCTCACGACGTTCAAATCCTGTTATCAGAGCGACTTGATGTTGGTGTCTACCAGCAGGTAGCCCGTCTTGAACTGGATGACAAGCCCGAGAGCCTTATCGGTGGTACTCTGCGCGGTATGGTCGATATCCTGGTCATCCACGCAGTAGCAGAGCGTCCCGACATCCGTCTGCGCCGCACCGGTATGGGGAATCCATATCTGGCCCGTCTCGATCTCGACATTCTCGGCATGGGAACCGAGTGCGGTCACTTTCTTCTTGCAGATTCCCATGTTCACGGATGCGGCAACGCCATCGGCGACGTTGGTATATCCGTCCGTGTGGAATTTGAGCAGCGAACCCTTGTACAGAATGTCCGCAGCTCCCGCCGTACCCTCGACAACAGCGGTCGATCCGGGTACGCACTCATATTCTCTATCAGCAGTCAGAGCCATTTGATTTCTCCTTTATCCCAGGGCCTTTTTCCTGGTGTCGATCCAGAGTTCATTGTTGGAACCCACAAGCCCCACACAAAGCCCGAAGGCGACGTTTGCGCTACCCTTGGCAGCAGTCAGCACCACGCCATCGTCGGCGATTGCGTAGAAAAGAACGCCAACATCGGCCTGTTTCACTGTGCCGCTTACGGTTGTAGCCACGGTCACGCAGGTCATGTTTCCGGCAGCAGAAGCGGTATTCGCTCCCCTGTGAACGTTCACGATGGTCACGGTCGTCGTCCCGGTCGCGCCGAAAACTACTCCGGCTCCGCCGATGGCGTTGATGACCGCCGCGATCTTTCCGCCCACGGTTCCAGCGTTGTCCCCGGTTCCGATGGTCACTTTTTCCGATACGCCGAGAGCAGGGGCCAGGATGGTCGGGTCGGTTCCGCCTGATCCAACCTCTACCCACACGCAGTATGCGGTTGTGTCGTCGAAAATCTGGAAATACTTATTCGTATAGTTGACGTTCAGCGTCCCGCCGTCGCCGGGGACTACTGTGGTCTTCTGCTGGCTTTTCTTTTCGACGGCCAGGACACCCACCTCAATGTCAACATCCTCGGCATGAGCGCCAGCGGCTACTACCTGCTTGACGCAAAGGCCAATCGGCACGACGCCAGCAGAAGCGGCAGGGACGGCGATATATCCGTCCGTACCTATTGCCATGATACCGCCCTTGTAGAGCGTATCTGCTCCGCCCGCAGTCCCCTTGATCCGGGGAGCCGGGTTTATGCACATATAATTCCTGTCAGCCGTGAGAGCCATATCCCGCCCCCTTACTCAGCGCCATTGATGAGCTTGTCCACTTTCTTCTCGTCGAGCTTGGGGTTGAACTTGCGGGCGAGCTTCCGTTCCTTGTCGCCGAACCGCACATCACCCGACCTTCCGGCCACGCCACGCACGGAGAAGTCCACGCGCTTCGGAAGTTTCTCGACGATCTCCCGCGTCCCCTTCTCATTGTCCCTGAACTGCTTGCGCCAGAAGTCCTCGTCCACGGGCAGAATCTTGCCATCGGAGAGTGAAGCCTTGATGAAATCGTCCTCGCCCTTCGCCTGTTCCTTGTCCTTCATGTCGGCGAGTTGGCTCTGAAGCCCATTCACCTGCTCCGAGAGCTGGACCAACGCCTTCTCAAGCGCAGTCTCCGGCAACTTCGCGGGGGTTTCGTTTTTGACACCGAGCGCCACGATGAGCGCGGCCTTGTCCTCGGGCGTCGCGTTTTTCATAAACTCCGTAACATCCTTGAGTTCCATTTTTATCTCCTCGACTTCGGCTATTGCCGATTTAGCGGGGTCGCCATGCGCTCCGCGAGACTCCGAAAGGTGAGCATCCGGCATCGTGTTCATCGCCGGACGATTCGTGAGAGCAACGCCGGACAGGACGGGATAAACCATCTCGCCCGTCTTGACGTTCAGCGCTTCCTGGAGGGTTGCGGAGTAGTAGCGGTAAATCTTCTGGTTGACGAGTTGCCTGCCCTTCTCCGTCCAGTCCCATTTCACGTACAGGCCATCATCCCGGGCCTCAAGAGCGACGGCCCAGGCATTGGCGGCTCCACCGTCATGGTCAGTGTCCAGGAACGGCTGGCGGTTCCCCAGTGCCTTGTCCTGCCAATTCTTCACGAGGCGATCCATGTAGGTTTTCGTGAATACGAGATCGCCGTAGAAGTCGTTGAACCAGTAGCCTACCGGCAGGACTTTCTGGAATCCGTCAGCCGTATCGACCAGGGATACCTCGGAGAGCGTCGCCTCGTAGGGATGTGATCGGTCGGAAAACTTCGCGGAGGCTTTGCGAAAGGTGGCATTCGCCGTCTTGATTGCGGCTATCTCCGCGTCCAGTTCGTCCACGCCTCCCGAAATCGCCATTGCTTCATTGGCGACCTTGAGCCATTCGTCTGCCTGGGCGGGCGTCAGCGTCATCCCGGCGCAGTATTTCGATACATCTTCAGGCTTGAACATTATGCGCCTCCCTCTGATTTCATCACGTAGATATTCACGCATCGGCATCGCCCGCCGCCGTAGCACTCAGGATCGGGCATTACCTGTTCTTCTCCGGGCGGCCACTGTTCACCGTCATGCTCCGCGCATTGCTCGCAGGCGTTCCCGTCAAGGATCGCGGATCGGTAGACGTAGGCCACGCCATCGGCATACTCTTGGGCTGCGAAGTCGCGCCCCGCGCCCCACCCGCCATTGACAGCGCCGTCAACAATCGAATCGTATCCGGCCTCTGAAAAGCTCCGCGATTCCATGTCGATGTATTTCAGAAGCGCTTCGCCCACGATCCCGGATTTTCTGGCAACGATTCCCGTCTGCAATACCATGCTTTCCAGTTTTGACGCGGCACCCTCGACCTCAAGCGAAATCTGATCTTCCATGAGGTCGAATAGGTCATTCTGGGAAACGCGAGGACGCTTCTTGGTAATCATGGCAAGCCGCTTACCGATCTGCTTCTCCATTTCCTTTCTGACTTGCTCTTTTCCCGCTACGTACTGGCTTCGGTATGCGGATACAAGCGCCTGGAACATTTCAAGTTTGCCTGATACTTGCACCTTGGTAACGCGCTTCCCTTGCGAAGCCTGGGCTACCAGGGAGATGCGCTGCTGCTCTTTAATATCCAGCACCGTCCTAAGTGCAGTTTTCTTTGCGTTGTCGAGCTGTACGGCCATGCCCTCGATGTCTACCAGTTGCACCTCGGGGGATGTTGCCGACGCGAGCCTGATTCCTTTTTTGCGCGTATTGAGTTCTGGCGTCTGTTCTTCATCGTCGGCTGTCTGTTGATCGGTCGGGTTTTCGGGGACGGCAGGAAGCGTGGCAAGAGGGGCAACTTCTTCCTTGCACGGCAGTTCGAGCGATTCACGGAGTACGGCTTCAAGGCCATCATCCGGCGTGATGAGTTTCCCCGTCACAAGCGCGGCGAGCCCGACCGTATCAATGTCGCTTATTCCGTTGACTTTCAGGGTCGGATATTGCTTTACATCCCAGTTGTAATTGACATATTCGCGGATTAGGAATCGGTTTACCACGTCGCAGATATATCCGGCATAGGTTTTGATCGACTTGTTGAACATATCAATGAAAGATACACCGAGGGCGCGGCTTCCTGTCTGCGAAGTCCCCAGGTCGATGAACTGCGCGAGCATCGCCTTGCCGATAGCCTCGTCGTGGTACTTGATCGACGGGATAGCATCGTCACCGACTGTCCCGCCGTTCAACACTTCAAGCAACCAGCCTTCGGGCTTCACGATGTAAGATTGTTCCTGCGCTTGCAGGTTTTCCAGCGTAGTTTCTGCGTCAGTCCAGGCAGCATCTCCCGACTTAGTACCATTGGGCGCGGTCATTACCGGAACGCCTACGCCGTATCGGTCATGCTTTATTGCGTCGATCTTCTCTAGGTTAGATTTTATAAACCAGGGCTTGTACGCGGTGCGGAGAATGGAAACGCCTTCCCAGTTGTCGCCCTCTTTATCGTTCGTGAACACAAGGAGCTTTTCAATCGGCAGGATGTATCTTGTCCCGTCGGCGTCCATTTGCTCAGGCCCGATCAATGCGCGGGTGTTCCCGTCGTATTTCCAGTCCACGATTGACAGGGGGAGTCGGGGATCGAGCTTGCGGATGCCAAGGACGCCATCATCGCGGTATTCCCACACCTTTTCCAGCACAGAGAAACCAAAGGGAAGCATTAAAAGGATATGCCGGACAGTGTCATCCCATGTCTGGCTCATCCCGTGCAGTAGGTTGTTCTCGATGACCTTGGCTATCTTCTGGTCAGCCTCGTCCTCGCTGGCGGGCTCGATGAACCAGTTCGCCCCACGTATCGGCAGGGTAATCGCCTTGAGTACACTGCCCACCTTCGGATCGCTCCGGCGCATCTCGTCGAATATCTGCCGCCCTTTGTAGCCCATAAGCGCGGTGACATACTCGCCAGTCGCCATGCCATAAAAAGAGCGTCCGCCGTTACCCGTGACGCCGTAGATTGTCGGCTCTTTTCCCTTCACCACGTCGATCTTGTCGGCCTTGATGGACGGGGATGCGGTTGCGTTCGGGGTTTCAGAAAAGGCTTTACGGGCGGCGGTCAAGCGGTCGGCTAGTTTCAAAACTTCCTCCCGCGCAGTCCCGCAGTTTCAAGGCGGCGCTCCGTATGGGTTGCGGTAAACGGCACAGTCTCGCGTCGATAGAAGCAAAGCAAAAGAGCATCCGCCTTATCGGGTGAACGTCCTAACCGCTTCTTATAGTCAGCTTTCGATTCAATCTTCTTCCTGTCGTCGGGCGTGTACTTGTACTGCCGTCCCGAAAGCTCGGCCATTAAATCAGCATCGTCCGGAATATCCATCTTGTCAAGGGGTATGGTGAACCACTGTTCGTCAGCACAGCTAGTGTATAGCTTTGTATCAACAGGACTTCCGCCATTGTGTACTGGCAGAACATTTTTTGATCCCAGGTCGCGGAGCTTGTCCGTAACTCCTCCACCTACGCCGTCATCATCGACCTTTATACATATCTCAGGCTTCCGGTCGGCCATGTCCCAGGCGGTACGCGCTACGAGTTGCGTATCTGCGCCGTTGAATACTTTGGGTTGGTCTGCCTTCATGCCTCGGCGCTTGTAGATAACAGATCGGTCGTCACCGAAGCGGGCCACGTCGATTCCAAGCTCAACGATTCCGTCGGGGTCGTCGGGCAGTTTCCTGCCCATCGCTTCGCGGATCTGTGCACGGGCCAGGACAGAGCGCTCGCCCTGGATGCGCGGAGCGCCGTTCCATACGTGTTCAGCAAGCTCTGGATCCCGCGCGAAATCCTCGTCCATTTCCCTCTGGAGCTCGGCAGTCCACCAGGGATTGTCAACCTTTCCGGGTTTCAGGTCGATGAGGATTGCGTCATTGCGCCCCTGCGTCCGGGCGATGATCGGATCCACTTCCTCGTCCGGGTTCATACTGTACCAGAGCTCCGATCCAGGCTTGCGCAGGGTGGGCATTACCACGTCGAGAGAGTGAGCCGTCACGGACTGCGCTTCCTCGATCCAGAAGATGTCGAAATCCTCAAGGCTCTTGAGCTGGTCGGCGCGCAGATCCGAGATGCCGCGGAATATAATATGGCTGCCGGTTCTCGGACAGTCGATGTATTCTTTCGTGATCGTCCAGCCGGGATACCCGAGACGCTCTATCGTGTCGCGCATGAGCTTCCAGACGGATTCCTCAAGGGTGAGCTGTACCTCTCGCAAGCAGGCGATATGAACCCTTCGGACGCTGGCGATCTGTATCAACAGGCTGGCGATGCTCCAGGACTTCGCGCCAGCGCCGCGGCCGCCCCGGCAACCCTTTATCCTCATGGGCTTGCGGAACGCTTCCAGCTTCGGCGATACAGTTTCCCGCTCAATCTTCTCGCGGAGGGCAAGCTCTTCAAGTATGGCGGATTCGCTACGCATCTTGCTTGGCCCTCAGTTCGGCAAGGCGGGTGACTGCATCTTCGTGAGACATGGTATATATTCCGAACGGGCCGCCCTCGGCGTGAACATTCACCGCCTGGGCGTCAACATATCCGGCATGATTCTTGAGCCAGAAGATATGACCCGCACAGGATGTGCCGTACAAACCGCCTTCGTGCGCTGCCTGGATAAATAGCTTTGCCCTTTTTATAATGCAAGAATATTTCTCTCCCCGCGCCTCCTGGTCGGCAAGGCTTTGCCTATCGCAGAATCCTAAATTATAGGCAAGCGCGGCAAGGGTAGGAGGATCAGGAAACAAATTGTTTTTGGTTTTTTTTATCGATTCGAAGTACTTATCAACGGCTTCGGCAAGTTCCCTTGGGGATGAGAATAGGGCGGGTTTTCCCCGTTTCTTTTTTGTTGATTGCCCAGGATTCTCACCCTTAGCCACGGTCTGCCCTTATGGGCGGGCATAAAAAAGCCGCCCTGTCTCGATACGCCAGCTCAAGGCCGGCGCTCGAGCTGATTGGGCAGCTCTTCGCGTCGAATGGAAAAAGAAACTCACTCGGTCGGGATGTGGTCTCCCTGTCAGGCTCCAGTATACCAGATCGCAAACACCTGTCAAGTACTAATTACCTCCGAGTTCATCCCAGGCCGTTACTTTCTTTCCCGCCTCTTCCCTGCTTCCAAAGTTCGGCGCTCCCGTCGTAAAAGGCCGGACCTCCATGTTGCGGTCACGGATAGTGCCTCCTGGACCCTGCTTGTACTCGCCCCGCGATAGGCGCAAGTTCCAAACCTTCGTGATCCAGTGCGGATCGTACTGCGTAATCCCCTGGTCTCTTAGTTCCCCGGCAACCCGTACACATTCCTGCCCATTCTGTTCGTTGCGCTGTTCGTACTCCGGTAGGGCTATGGCGCTCTGCGCGCTGTCTTTCTCCACGCAAGCGGCGCGGTACGCCTTGTCGAAAACTGCGATGTCGGGAGGTTTCCCGTATTGGCTTTCATGGGTCTTGGATACAACCGTTTTTAGCGCGGAGAGATAGGCACCATCGAAGCCGGAAAGGTACTCCATGATGTCAGCCATCTGGCCTTTCGGGTACTTGCCGTAATAGCCCTCTGCCCATGATACGAATTGGGAAGCTGTCAGTTCGCGCATTCTGCCGCCTTCCTTGCCGCCACTTCGCGGGCAACCTGCTCCCATTCTTCAGCCCTATCCTGTGGCGCTTCCAATTGCTTCCTTGCCTCAATCTTTACCCTGTCCCAGATTCCAGACTTTGCGAGCGCTGAAGGCAAAAATGGCTGCCGTGACCAGAATTTGTCATCCCCGCGCGTGAGCATGAAATATGCCTCAAGCATGATCTGAATATCGCTTGGATTGTTCTGCGCGTATCCCATGATCTTGCGGATAGCGATCACCTCGCCGCCAGGATCGGTGAAAGGACCCTGGCTCAGGAATGCCGCCTGAATCGTCGAGAAGAGTTCCGTATCCATCGTCGCCGGAAGTTGGGAAGGGTCGCGCGTGCGCTCTTGTGTGTTATCTTGCTCTTGCTTATGTTCCTGTTTCTGTTCCTGATTAGGCATAGCCTTTACAGAAGGCTTTGGCGAAGGCTTACCGAAAGCCTTATCAAAAGCCTGTATAAAGCCTTCCCCCATTGTGTAAATAACTGTGCGTAAATGATTTACAGCTCTATCACGCAATGAACATTCTGGCAGGGTGTCAAAGTATGTTGCCCATCCAGTTATGACATTAGGGCTTTCGGGTCGATTGTACTCAATAGCATTAGGAAGCCATATCAATCGGGCTTTCTGATCGGCTTCCGCCATGCCTTTAGACAAGACTTCCTGAAAGGCTTTGGCAAAGGCTTCATCACTCCATTTTAGGGCTTCCGCCATAGCTCTTGGACCAGCACAAAAAAGTCCCGGTATTGAACCGGTTAGTGGACTTGTCAAGAGCCATAGCCATAAACCCTGTCCACATGGAGGAATCGGAGTGAGCTTATTAAAATCGCCGTCCCCCCAGGTTGATATATATACTTTTCTATATATCTTAGCCATAAATTGACACGCTTTTATTGATGGTCATACTGCCCTCCAAATAAAAAAGACCGCTCCGGGGCGTCTACTCCCCTCGGCGGTCAATTTCGCTAGCGGTAACGTTCGCGGACGGTAGACGGCATCCACGAATCAGCCAGCATCCCCAGTATATCACTACCCCAAGTATTGTCAATCTCTGGCTTGATATACCTAATCCTTGCCATTATCTGCCGTCCTTTTACTTTAACAGGTAGGTGCTTTTCGCCATTTCTTTGCGCGAGTTTATCTTATAGATTCGTAGGTCGGCGTTAATCTTCTGCAACAATCCTGGCTCTAGCGCCGGATCGTTTCTTAAACCTCGCGCGTACATTGATCCGATGCGCCGAAGCATCCTTCCCCATCGTTTCGCGCCAGTCCTCGGGCTGCATCGCTTCCAGTAGGTTGTCATGGCTTCTTTTTGACACGTCATTCCGTCCTCTCTTTATTGCCCCGAACTGATGCGTCTACAGGCGCGTCTACAGCGTCAATCTCGGGCTGTAGGGCGTCCCAGGAGTCGGTGCATCCAACCTCTTGATGATAAGTCATTGTTTCCCCCGCCTCTTTCATCTTCCTGACCAACCCCACCAGTTCCGCGTTGCGCTTCTCGGCGGAGGTTAGTTGTTCCTGTAGGCTACTCGCGGCCATGTTTGCGACGATTCTTCGTGATTCCATGTCGTCCCTCTCGCGTTCGGCGGCTTCGAGGGCGGCGAGGACTTTATCCGCCCTTCTGTGCGGTTTACAAAACTGACAGTCGGGATCGTCGCAAGTTGTAAAGCCTTGGCGTGTTTCTTTAAGCGCCTGAAAACACTCAAATAACAAAGCATCCTGCCGTTCCACCTGGGAGCGGAGGGCGATTACTTCGTCTCTCAGGTCTATAGATGCGTTATCACAGACTGACCTTGAATAGGTGTCGAGCATGGGGGATTCGAGTATGCTACATTTATGACAGAACAGCCAAATACAGCCGTCCGCTCCGATGATTTTTAGCCATTCACCGCCGCACTTCGGGCAATGCTTCCCATCGTTTCCCGCCGTTGCAAGCGCCGCCTCGATTCGTTCTTCTCGCGTCATTTCTTTGCCCTCCATGCGGACAGATATTCCTCCGCCGCTTCCGTTGCACCGATACAGCGGGACTCAACGGTGTCATCGTGTCCTCGTGCATACCCTGATGCGTAAGCCTCAAAAATCAGCGCATCCGGCTCCGGCTCGGCAAGAGCGCGGTCGAGGATGGTTCGAGTGTTCCATAACCTTTGATTAGCTATAAACGATTGGCTGGAAACAGTACGAAGTCCGCACTTTTTACAGGCGATACGGTTATCGCCTATTCTTTTTGCTTCACCACCGCAGAGTGGGCATGGTTTCAGTTCGTCGCGGCTCATATCGCCCCCTTGGCTGCCAGCATGAAGATGGCAAACGTCATGCACGCAAGAATCCACAACACTGTCCATATCCAGGGTTTCATTTTCATTCCTCGATTAGCGCTATGCCGTATTCGGCAGCCAGGGCGTGAGCTTCTTCGATGCACCACGCGCATTCCTCGCTCGTCATGTTGCTCTCTGATATGGGCAGTGGTGTCATATCTATCAGGGAGTACACGACATCGCCATTTTCTTTCTGCAGAAACCGAAGTCCGCGTTTGAATGCTTGCCGTTTCAGATAGAGTTTCACGTCGTCAAATTCATTTCCGGTTGCCTTACATATTTGCTGGACATGGCCGTTGAAATGATGCGATTGACTATACGGACCGGTTGATCGTTTCTTAGAGGGAATGGAGATTTCAAGGTCGAAATGTTCTGAATCTTTAGACTTTCGAACAAGCTCCCGATACTCGGATTCATAAAGACGCGGAATTTCAAACGAAACTATTTGAGAGGTTCCGGTCTTTATGCGTTTCGCGTTCGGGAGCTTGAATTTCGTCATTTCATCGCCTCAAAAATTCTGCCAGGGGACTTCGTCGGTGAAAGGCATGACCTGGGGGGCTGGCTTCTGCTCTTGGATGGGAGTGGGCTGTACCACGGAAGTCGCTTGTCCAGGAATGGCGGGCTTGTCCACGATGAGGTAATGGATTTCCCAGTAGGCATTTCCCTGGTCGTTCGGTTTTCCCTTGTGGATGTGGGCTTTGCCGACTCTTCCAATCCATCGCTGGTAGTCGAAATTCCCGCGCGGGATCTTGAAGCAGTCGTACAACTTCGTAAGGTTCGCGTTGAAATATTCATTTTTCACGAGGCGGTGTTTGAATACGATCGTGGCTTCGGCGATGACGAGTTTGACGGTCATCATCGGATCGCCGTTTCTCGTAGTCTCGAAAAGCACATTCTGAATCTTGACCTTGTAATCGCCTTCCTTCAGGTCAATCGGCTGGTTGTACTCTTCGGGGGCATACCCCTCTTGGAACTGGTCCATCTTGTCCTCCTTAAAGCCTGCGGAATTCGATTCCGTTCTTATTCATGTAGTCGCCGAGGGCGACAATTTGGTCATATGTGCCGCGCACCCACATCGAGCGCTCGAGAAGGACAGGCTGCGGGGCAGGTTCTTCGATAACTGGCTTCTGTGGAATTTCTTGAGTAATTACCACGGGTACAGTCTCTGGAGCGGCTACAGGG